TTCATTTAAAGAAATATCTTCTGGGAAAATATATGCTGAACAACAATTTCAAGTTAAAGGGATTAGTGCTGCTGATTTCTGCTCGGCTAATGATACAGACACAGGTTTAGGTCAATTTGATGGCGCTAACGGAGTAAGTCTTGTAAGTAAAAGTAAAAAAGAAATTACTGTAAAAGAAGGTGACATTACTTTTGATCAAATGACTGCTACAGCTGTTGCAACTACTGGAAGCTTAAATGCTAATCAAAGTAACCAAGCGCCAACTCAAGATACATTAGCAACTTTAGCTGTTGACCCAGATGGTAATGTAGTAAGAGGAGAACAAGAAGGAACATGGACATTTACAAGAGCGCAATTAAATGCAACCTTAGGTAATACTTTAATAGCAGCGCCAGGAGCAAACAAAGCAATTATAGTTACAGAATCTGATTGGATGGTGAAATATAACGGAACAGGTGCTATTAGTGGTAATCAAAGCTTTGACGTTAGACAGGCTAATATTGTACAATCGGCTGCAAATATATCAACATTACCTGGCGCAAGAATAAATGAAATTATAAATGCCGCGCAAGGGCAACCTACAAATCCAAGTTACGGTTTTTGTGCAAGAGATATTCCATTAACTACAAGAACCTATAAAACAAACGTAGCGACTACACTTAATAAGAAAACAAGTGATCAATTACCTGGTGGGGTAATAAGTATATCTATAAAGTTAAAATATAGAATATTTGACGCAGATACTTTTTAAATAATATTTTATTATCTTTGTAATTAATGTTTAACAATTAAATTTAATAAAATGGCTAACACAAAGCTTACAGACGAACAATTAAAAAAAGTCCAAGATTTAAATCAAACTTTTTTACAAATTAAAGTAAAAATCGCAGATGCAGAAATTCAAAAAAATAAAAGTATAGCTGCATTAGACGCAACTCAAGAGGAGTTTTCTAAATTAGAAAAAGAATTAATAGAAATTTATGGTGACAATGCCACTATAGATTTAAGATCAGGAGAAGTAAAAATTTCTGAAGAAGAAAAAGAAGAAAAAGATGTCAAAAATAAGTAACACAGCAGCGTACCCAAGTATCGATAATATAGATGGGGCAGACTATTTAGTTATAACAGATGCGGAAAATAATCTTATGACAAAGACCGCAACTATAGCTCAAATTCAAAGTCAATTTGGAATAGATACTCAAGTCGCTCACGTTACTGTAAACAGTGCATCATTACTTTCATCTCCCACTCAGAGCATTGTTTTATTACCCTCACCTGGTGTAGGTAAGGTTATTGACCTATTGTCTGTACAGTCTTATTTAGACGCAGGCAGTCAAGCGTATGATTTTGCGAGCGGTACTGGATTTCTTGATATTGAAATAAATAATGTATCTTTTGGGGGAGTAAGTTTCGCTACTTTAAATTCAGCAACAGACGTGGTTTTTAAGTCTGCTATTGCTTCAAGTGCGGTAGCACCTAACGTGGGTGTAACACTTAGTGGTACAGGTACCACAGTTACACAAGGTAGTGGTATTTTATATTTAAATATATATTACAGAGTTCTCACAGTAGGCTCATCATTTTAATTTAATGGATATAAGAAAAATTTCTATAGGAGCAGACTATAAGTCTGGCGCTATGCACTACATTGTAGGGCAGTCTGTTTTAGGGGGGTCTTACTCGATTCACTTAATTCAATTAGATGGCGACTCTTATAAGATTTGGATTATACAAGAAGAAGAAATAGTTCTGTGGAAAGAATTTAAAACCACAATGCCTATTTCTTTAGAATATAATATAAACTTTTAATGAAATCACCTTTTTGTTTTATAGTAACGCCCTATAACAATAGGCGCTACGACAATATTAAATATTATGGTGAACAAAAGTTTTTCACCAGCACATCTGAAGAGGATCATACCGTATCTACCCGGTTTGCGACAGTAGTAGAAACCCCAATTAATTATACAGGAAAAGTTAAAAAAGGAGACACATTGGTGGTCCATCATAATGTTTTTAAATATTATAATGATATTTATGGAAGACAAAAAAGCGGCAGAAGCTGGCTTAAAGATGATTTATTTTTAGTAGACTCTGAACAATTTTATTTATATAAACAAAACAATAAGTGGCATAGCCATAGCAAATATTGTTTTATAAAACCAATACCTAAAAAGGATTTTTACTTAGACGGAGTTGGCGTTACCGAAGAACCTTTATGGGGAACTATTAGATATAATAATGAAGAATTAAAAGCGTTGGGTGTGAATGAAGGAGACGAGATTTCTTTTCAACCCAATAGCGAATATGTGTTTACGATTGATAATGAAAAATTATATCGTATGTTTACTAATAATATTACTATTACAAATGGACAGCAAATCGTTAAAACTTAGAATTATAGCGGCGGGTCATAACGCTGTAGATGAACTAATTAATGTAGCAAAAGAAAAAATTGTTACAGGCACAGATGATGATATATCGGCTGACAGATTAAAAAATGCAGCAGCAACTAAAAAATTAGCAATCTTTGATGCTTTTGAAATATTAAAAAGAATAGAAGAAGAAAAAAATAAAATAGACGGTAATCATATAAAAAAAAGTAACACTCCTAAAGGATTTGCAGAATCAAGATCAAAATAATATATATTTTAAGTGCAAAGACATTATACCTAAGCACGTACTAAAGCGTAAAAATACCGCTCGAACTTGGTCTTATGGATATAATGAAAAATATGATGTAGTTATAATTTCAAAAACTGGCCAAATTGAAAATATAATTAATGTTTCCGGTTTAAAAATAGCATTACCAAAACCTCCTGAAAATACATATAAAAGAAGTGATCAAAAAGTAAACCAATACTGGGAACCAACTGAATTGCCTCCAATATTAAAAAGAATATCTACAATATTTCAATGGCATGATGCTCCTCAAGATTTCAAAATTCAATGGATTGATTACATAGAAGAAGAATTTAATAGAAGAGAACAAGGTTTTTGGTTCATGAATAACGGTGTCCCTACCTACATAACAGGAACACATTACATGTATTTACAGTGGACTAAAATTGATGTAGGCCATCCAGATTTTAGGGAGGCTAATAGAATATTTTATATTTTTTGGGAAGCATGTAAAGCAGACAATAGAAGTTTTGGTATGTGCTACTTGAAAATAAGACGTTCAGGTTTTTCGTTTATGAGCTCATGCGAGGGAGTTAACAGCGGTACGATTACTAAGAATGCCCGTATAGGTATTTTATCTAAAACAGGATCAGATGCAAAAAAAATGTTTACAGATAAAATTGTTCCTATATCAAATAATTACCCTTTCTTTTTTAAACCCATACAGGATGGTATGGATAAGCCTAAAACAGAATTAGCATATAGAGTTCCTGCTTCTAAAATTACTAAAAAAAACATGTTTACTATAGAGGAAGATGTTTTAGAGGGGCTGGATACTACAATTGATTGGAAAAACACATCTGATAATAGTTACGATGGAGAAAAATTACAATTATTAATACACGATGAAAGCGGAAAATGGGAGCGACCTGAAAATATATTAAATAACTGGCGAGTAACAAAAACATGTTTAAGATTAGGAAGCAAAATAATTGGCAAGTGTATGATGGGCTCTACATCTAATGCATTAGACAAAGGGGGTAATAACTTTAAGAGTTTATTTATGGACTCAGATGCAACTAAAAGAAATGCAAATGGTCAAACTAAAAGTGGGTTATATTCACTTTTCGTTCCAATGGAGTGGAACATGGAAGGATTTATAGACAGGTATGGAATGCCTGTTTTAGAAAGTCCAATAAAAGAAGTGGTTGGAGTTGACGGTGAAAAAATTTATCAAGGTGCGATAAACTATTGGAAAAACGAAGTAGAATCTTTATCAAATGATCCGGATGCATTAAATGAATTTTATAGACAATTTCCCAGAAGTGAGTCTCATGCTTTTAGGGATGAAAGCAAACAATCTATATTTAACTTAACAAAGCTGTATCAACAAATTGACTATAACGATTCATTAATAAAAGAGCATTTTATAACTCAAGGTTCTTTCAGTTGGAAAGATGGAATTAAAGACAGCACTGTTGTTTGGACTCCAAATAAAAGAGGTAGATTTTTTGTAACTTACATGCCAGAGGCTGGGCTTCAAAACAATATAATTAGAAAACACGGACTTTACTATCCTGGAAACGAACATTTAGGATCATTTGGTTGTGACTCTTATGATATTTCTGGAGTTGTAGTAGGTAAAGGTTCTAATGGATCTTTGCATGGGTTAAGTAAATTTAGTATGGAGAAAATGCCAAGCAATCATTTTTTCTTAGAATATATTGCAAGACCTCAAACAGCAGAGATGTTTTTTGAAGATGTTTTAATGGCTTGTGTTTTTTATGGCATGCCTATTTTATGCGAAAACAATAAGCCAAGACTATTGTATCATTTTAAAAATAGAGGATATAGACCTTTTAGTTTAAATAGACCAGATAAAAAATATAACAAATTATCAAAAACCGAAAAAGAAATAGGAGGCATACCTAATACTTCAGAAGATGTAAAACAATCACATGCGGCAGCTATAGAGTCGTATATAGAAAAATACGTAGGAATAGATATGAATGGTGTAAATAGGGTGCAAGGAGATATAGGAGATGTATATTTTCAAAGAACATTAGAAGATTGGGTTAAGTTTGACATAAACAATAGAACTAAGTTTGATGCATCTATTAGCTCAGGTTTAGCAATTATGGCTAATCAAAAGCACTTGTATACACCGACCAAAGAAAAAACAAAAATAAGCATTAACTTTGCGAGATATAATAACACCGATAAAGTTAGTCGAATAATTGATAGATGAAAGACGTTACAATTAATTTAAAAGCGGCTGCATTTCCTAATGAATTTGCTACTGACGCACAGAAGGACACGTTAGAGTACGGTCTTCAGATAGGACAGGCGATACAGTACGAATGGTTTAGAAAAGATAATGGCTCTTGCCGATTCTTAAACCAATGGGGTGAGTTTAACCGCCTTAGGCTGTACGCGCGTGGAGAGCAGTCTGTCCAAAAGTATAAGAATGAACTTGCTATTGATGGAGATTTGTCTTATCTAAACTTAGATTGGACTCCGGTTCCTATTATTCCAAAATTTGTAGACATTGTTGTTAACGGATTAAACGATAGACTTTTTAAAGTAAACGCTTTTGCTGAGGACGCATTGTCTGCAGAAAAAAGAAATGAGTTTCAAGATGCGGTACAAGCTGAAATGATAGCTAAACCACTTCTTCAACAAATAGAACAACAATTTGATTTAAACGTAATGACAATGCAAGAAGCAGAAATTCCTGAATCAGACCAGGAGCTTGAGCTTTATATGCAAATGAAATATAAGCCTGCTGTAGAAATAGCGGCTGAAGAAGCTATTGATACAGTTTTAAACGAAAATCATTACGGAGATATAAGAAAAAGAGTTGATTATGACATTACTACTTTAGGAGTGGGAATGGCTAAACATCAATTTTTGCCCGGCGCAGGTATTCAAGTAGAATATGTTGATCCCGCTAACGTGGTGTTTAGTTATACAGAAGATCCTTATTTTAAAGATTGCTTTTACTGGGGGGAAATTAAAACTATTCCTATGTCAGAATTAGTTAAAATAGATCCTGACATCAGTAATGAAAATATGGAAGAAATTGCCATGTATAGTCAGTCGTGGTATAACTACTATAACAATCAACAATTTTACGAAAACTCTTTGTTTCATAGAGACACTTGTACACTTTTATATTTTAATTACAAAACGACTCATAGTTTTGTATACAAGAAAAAAGAAATGCCAGACGGATCTTTTAAAGTGGTTTCTAAAACAGACGAATTTAATCCTCCTGAAGAAATGCAGAAGGAAGGAAAGTTTAAAAGAATTGAAAAAAAGGTAGAGGTTTGGTATGATGGTATAATGGTAATGGGAACTAATATCCTTTTAAAATGGGAGTTAGCTGAAAACATGGTTCGCCCTAAATCAGCCAGCCAACATACATTACCTAATTATGTAGCATGTGCACCAAGAATGTACAAAGGAAATTATGAATCTTTAGTAAGACGAATGATCCCCTTTGCAGATGGAATTCAAGTATCTCATTTGAAACTACAACAAGTTATTTCTCGAATGGTCCCTGACGGTGTTTATATTGATGCTGATGGATTAAATGAAGTTGATTTAGGAACTGGTAATGCATACAATCCAGAAGACGCGTTACGATTATATTTTCAAACAGGTAGCGTAGTAGGTAGGAGTTTTACTCAAGACGGCGAGTTTAATAATGGTAAAGTCCCAATAAGCCCTCTAACTGGTAATAGTGGTAGTGGTAAAATGCAAATGTTAATTCAAAACTATAATCATTATATGGATATGATTAGAACTGTAACGGGTCTAAATGAAGCCCGTGACGGATCTACTCCAAATCCAGACGCTTTAGTTGGGGTGCAAAAGTTAGCTGCACTTAATTCTAATACAGCAACGCGACACATATTAAATGCAAGTTTGTTTATTACTCAAAGAATAGCTGAGGGTATATGTTTAAGAACAGCAGATGTTTTACAATACGCAGATTTTAAAGATCAATTCGCAATGCAAATTGGCAAATACAACTTAAACCTTATTGAAGATATTAAAAATTTATACTTACATGATTTTGGAATATTTTTAGAATTAGCGCCTGACGAAGAAGAAAGGGCTATGCTTGAACAAAATATACAAATGGCTTTATCTAAAGAAGATATTAATTTAGAGGATGCGTTAGATATAAGAGAGCTTCATAACCTCAAGCAAGCAAATCAATTATTAAAATTAAAGCGTAAACAAAAAACCGAAGCACAGCAGCAGCAACAAATGGAAATGCAAGCTATGCAGGCTGAACAACAACAAGCCGCAATAATGGCTCAAGCCGAAGCAGATCAGCAAAAGAAAATGATGGAGATGCAAAACTCTATGCAGCTTAAACAAGCTGAAATATCTATGGAGATTGAAAAAATGAATAATGAAGCTATGCTTAAGTCTCAATTAATGGATAAGGAGTTTGCTTTTAATATGCAGCTAAAAGGAATAGAACAATCTCAAATTGATCAAAGAGAAGCAAGTAAGGAAAAAGGAAAAGCAGACAGAATAACTATGGCTAATTCGCAGCAATCAAAAATGATTGAGCAAAGAAAAAGAAATCTACCACCAATAAATTTTGAATCTAATGAAGACACACTTGATGGGTTTGATTTAGCACAATTTGGACCTAAATAAATACAATGAGCAAGTTAAGTAAGAAAAAACGAAGGGGAGAAAGACCCGCGGCAATAGCAAAAGAGTCTACGAGTGTTGCATCACGTGTACCTACTAAACCTCGTAAAAAACTAATAACAAAAAAAGATGCAGACGCAGCCAAGGCTAAACTTAAGAATTATGCTAAGAATCTTAAAAAGATACCTCCACAAAGATTAGGTTCATCTGGAGCCTTAGGATTAATAAGCCCAGGGAAAATATTAACT